GCGGTCGCGGGTGGGAGCCTTGGGCGCAGCCTTTGCGGCGGCCTTGTATACAGGCACCACGACATCGTCGAGCTCCACCGCCTTATCAATGAGATTACGCAGTTTGTCGACAACATGTTCTACTTCGAGCTCGTCAGAGAACATAGCGGGGATCGTCGTCATCATAGACAACTTCTCCTCAAAGTACTTCTCGACCTTGGGGCCCACCGTGATGAGCACCTTGATAGCATCAGCCACCTGCTTGGCAGCGTCGGCGCCGCGATCCTTGCCCTTGGCTTCAGTGATGACCTGACCGATGAGGTCGCGGAGGTGACGTTCGGTGAGCTGCATGATGAAAGTAAGTATTCGTCACCCGCACACTGACGATCAGATCACGTAACGCCATGATGAGTTGGTGCAGCCGAAGATCTGGACGACGCCTGCCTCATCAGCGACTTGGGCCTGCGTCATGCCTCGAGCCTTGTCGGCCTTGAACTTGAAGCGGTTGTAGCGGTGATCGAAGTCAGTCCACCAGAAGCGGATGCCCGTCGATGCCTTGACCAGCTGCCAACCCGCCGCTTCATAGCCCGTGCCCCTGCCGACACGAGCATCGACGTAGGTCATCAGCTGCACCGAACCCCGTTCGGCGGCCCACCCCGCGGCACGCGTCGTCAACTTGCCCAGCCAACCGCGGACAGAGGTGCCCAACTTGGCACAGCACCGCGACACCTCGTATGATGAGGCATGGCCTCGGTGAAAGGGCCTGCGCAGTGCCATGGCGGCGACCACACCATCTTTGGTATCGACGAGGCCGAGGGTGACCGACGACCGTGCATAGCCCTCGAGGTGGTTGGCGTCAAAGAAGGCACGAGCCTGAGCGGTTGGTAGCTCGACGACCGACAACTTACGAGCGTGGTAGGTGACGGTGGGTGACAACAGGCGGTGACGGATCATGGCCTCGATGATGGGCCGGCGATCACGCCACTCGTCCTCGTAGACGGAAAACAGGTTGATGCCGGCGGTGAGACAGGCCTCGAGCTTGCGCTGGTGATAGTTCGGGTCAGTGAGGCACTCGGCACTGTGGAAGTAAAGGCCGTTGTACTCGATGCCCAACTTGTGCGAGGGGACAAAGACGTCGAGCTCTAGTGGAGCGATGACGGTGCGATCTGACAGCACAGCGTCGGGTGACAGCGCCTTGACGAAGTCGTAGACCTCGAGTTGACCCTTCGACTCCTTCGGGTGACAGGTGAAGCAGACGGGACACTCCTCGAGCATGGCGAGGCTCTTGCTCTGTTCGGTGCCGCAGACAGTGCAGCGAAATTTGAGCCGAGCAACGCGACGAGTCGTGTACTCGCTCAGGTCAGACACGGCGGTGAACTTGTCAGCGTGTGCGTCAATCCGCTCCTTCACCTGGTCGAGCTTGATGCGCGCGCCGGCATTGGGGCGTGTGTACTGCGCGGCAATCTTCACCGCTGCGGCAGCAATGATCGGATTGGTCTCTTTCGTTTCACCCTTGTTCCACGGCACCAATTCACCTGACGCGAACCGAGCTGCCTTCGTCGCTGACTGCTTTGCTACCGCGGCACGGGCCTTATCAGGATCGAGCGCGTGCCAGTCAACGATCGACCCTGAAGCGTAGCCCTCGATCAGCGATGCGGAGATCTTGTCAGCGATCACCTGAATGCGTGGATCATTCTCCTTGGTCAGGCCCTTGTTCCACGACGAGTACTTGCCGTCGGCGTAGCCTTTCGCGCGTTTCTCTGCGAACTCCTTTGCGCGAACGGGATCGGCAAAGACGGTGTCGGATGCAGCGTTGTGACCCCGCAGGTACTTCGACGTGTACCCCTTTTTCCACCCATTCCACTTGACGACTTGGCCACAACCACAGGCACAGGTGGGCTTGACTGCAGGTACGAGTGTCCACGTGACGTAAAGTTCTTCGTCGGGTTGTAGTCCATGAACGTCGGCGACATGGCGCAGGAAGCCAACCTCTTGGCCGAAGTCCTTGGCACACAGCTGACACTTTAAACGATCGTAGGCCATGGCACAATTGTACCACGACCCACGTAAGTTGTACAACCCAATGTGTACTAAGGTCGCTTAGAACTGCAAAACGTACTGATCCGCCTGAATAGTGAGAGCGATCTCGACAGGGGTGCCGTCTTCATAGGTGAGTTCACCGAAGTTGGCCTCGGTGATCAGCGCACCTTTAACATCCCATAACTCCACCACCGTCCCAACGGGATCGAGAAGTTTCAGCTGAATGTCACGCTTGTAGAAGTCGGCGTAGCCCGACCGACCCGACACGCTCTCGAAGTGCAGTCGCACCCACTCCATCACCTGCTGCGCGCCCGACGGTGCGATGGGATCGTGCAAGGTGACGGCGATGGTGCCGTACTTCGTCAGCCCGGCCAAGTAACGGCGGCTGTTGATGAAGGGAATCTCGACGGGCTCCGTCGTCACCGTGGGCCGCGCGGCCGTCTTGATGATGTAGGCGTCAACGCCTTCAATCTGGAGCACCCAACGGTTCTTGCGCTTGGGTTCGAATTTGTTGGGAAGCATGCTTGTCACGTCGAGCGTTTCGGCCATTTTTATCTCCATTTGGGGGTGCGTGGTGCACCATTCAAGGCTAACTATCACGTCATCTAGGATTATGACCTAAAACTCACTCAAGTGCACTATACAAGAATAGGTGGATACGTATAATCAACCATGGCACAACTAGGTCAGACAGTCGAACCCATCACTTGTCCACTGTGCAGTTCATTCTCATCGAAGCGCCAGACAACTTTTGAGACCCACCTGACCACAGCACACCAGACGTCTTCACAAACGTTATGGAATGAGCTCAATTCAGGTCCCAAGCTATGTGCCTGTGGGTGCCAACAAGTCACCACATGGTTGGGTTGGCGACAAGGCTATGGCAACCTACTGCGCGGCCACAATGGCAACATCTACGCATTGTACGACGCCGATAAAGCCGAGGAGATCTCACAAAAACGACGTGAGAAGCTCGTAGGTAAAGAGAGTTGGTCAAAGGGCCTGACCAAGGAAACTGACGAGCGCGTCGCAGCTCGCGCTCAAGCCACCAGCGTGGGTCGCCAGGCAGCATTCGATGCGGGTACCATCGTCGCGTGGTCGAAGGGCCTGACCAAGGAGACTGACTCGAGGCTACAAGAATTCGCTGACAATCAACGTGGACGCTTTGCTTCGGGCGAACTGACGCCCTGGGCCAAAGGCCTGAACAAGGAGAATGATCAGAGGATCAAGGACATGGCAGCGAAGGTCTCGCTGGCTCACTCACAGGCCAAGCTCAGGCAACACCTCGACGACATGAAGAGATTGAAGGTCGATGACGTCAAGGTCCGCATCGAGGAAGGCACCACGCTGCGCGTGATCAATGACAGCCTAAATTCATACGTCGACGACAAGACAAGCAATATTGAAGTCGCATGCTCACAGTGCGGGGTCCAGTGGACGAGCTCGCTCAGGCGCCTGCAACACGGACGGTGCTATGCCTGTGATCCCGGTGGTAGCCGAGGGCAACAGGACGTTGCGAACTATGTCAGGGAATTGACGAGCGACATCACCACCAACGATCGCGGTCAGATCGAGGGACTCGAGCTCGACATCTTCGTGCCTGCTGTGTCGCTAGCGATCGAGTACAACGGCCTCTACTGGCACAGCATCGTCCACAAGTCGGCGATCTACCACCAGAACAAGACCGACCTGTGTAGAGCGAAGGGCATCACCCTGCTCCACGTCTTTGAAGATGAGTGGCGTGACAAGCGATCGATCGTTGAATCTATGATCTCGCACCGATTGGGCCTGACGCCTGTAATGGTCGGAGCACGCAAGTGCAGCATCGTCGAGCTCAATACTGCTGAACGTAGATCTTTCTTCACTCGCAATCACATTGACGGCGACACACAGGCATCGTGGGCACTGGGATTGAGTCACAATGGTGAAATCATCACCGCACTATCAATACGTACGCCACTGCACAAGAAACACCAGGGTGCCCTCGAAATTGCCCGCTTCTGCACTAAGGTTGGCACCAACGTGCCCGGGGCGTTGAGCAGGCTGACATCGAGTGCCCAAGCAAGGGCCAAAGAGCTGGGATGCCAAAGGCTATTGTCATACGTCGACACCCGCTTGGGTGCGTCAAACAGTTGGTCATCTGCAGGGTGGCACCAGACAGGTGAATCACCACCTCGCTTTTGGTGGACGGACTTCAATCACCGCTTCAATCGCTTCAAGTACAAGGCTGATAAGTCGCGGGGATTGACAGAAGCACAAGTCGCACAAGAAGCGGGCGTCGTCAGGATCTACGGTTGCAAGAACCTGACCTACGAGATCAGTTACTGATCACTCGGGGTTCATCAGACTACGTAGCAGCGCCTCGGCCAACCGCTCAAGCGCGTCCCTGATCATCGGCATCGCCCCTTCGACGATATCGTAGGCTGCAGCTTCGAGGTCTTCAAGGCGCGCCGGCAATTCAACATCGGGCGACACGTGCTCGACGATCCTGTCAATGGTATCCTGCACGTTCTTGGTCAACTTGTTGACGACGGCACCGGCGAGGGCGCCACCGAGTTCTTCGTAGTCCGGCTCGTTTGCACCCGTGCGGTACCCACGTGACCAACTCGTCCGCCCGTCGTCGCCGGCCTCGGTCATCCTCTGACCTGCAACTTCATTGATGATCTGTCGTAGTTGCTTCTGTGAGAGCTTCATCGGCGTGCCTTTCGTCCCGCGTCGGCGAACGGGTTCTTCGTCAGTTCAGGTGCATGGTCGAGCGACAGGATGATGGCGTTGAGCTGGTTGAGCAGCTTCGTCGCCGTATTGCCGGCCTTGGTGTCAGTCGTCTGTTGAAACAGCTCATTCAGGTCGGCCTTGGCCATGTTGAGGTGCTTGATGAACTGCGTCAGGGGCTGATCGGCACCCGCCTGTGCGAAGGAAACCTCGTTGAGACGGGACAACTCTTCGCGGACGACAAGGCGCAGTGCCGATAGCTTCATGAGGAGTAAGTATGGTCGGCACCCGCACATTCTCACGCGTTAGGTGACGTAGCGCAGGATTAGACGACGTTTTTCCACGACTTGCGCTTGACGATGCCATAGATGTTCTCACTGGTCACGCCGAGACGTTCACCATGCTTCACGCAGAACGACTTGGTAACACCTTTAGTGCTCGTATCAAGCTGATCGAACTCAAGGCGCAGTGCCCTGACAATGTCTTCGGTCACCACTGATCTACCGTTATTTTCGCCGCGGCGCTTGAGTGATTGCACTTCATGGAACTCCGCGTCGGCCCATCGTTGCTTCATTTTCTCACCTGCAGCTTTGCCCTTGCCGCGGTGACTCACGTTGACATTCACAAGTTCAGGTCCAACATGAGACCACAATCGTCCCTTGATGATTTGACAGATCAAGTCTGCAGTCACACTCAACTTCTGAGCAAAGCGACGATAGAAGTCACCAATTACGTCCGCATTATCGAGCCGCAGAGTGTTCCACGTATTCTTGATCGTAAGGACATCATCTTCGGTGAGTTTGGCCATCGGATTCCATTCTCCGACCCGACGCTCACCACCGTGTGTCATATTATAGCCGTGCGGAACCATGGTGTTGTGTTCGGCGATCAATCGAATTTCAACCTCACACGCTTGTTGCTTTGTCGCACATGTCTCTAACACATCATGTGCAAAGGCATCTACACCGTACTTTCTAATTGCATGCGAAAACACGAGCTCCTCACCTGAAGAAGCGGCATAACAGTGCCCACGCCAACGTTCATCGACCCCATTGGCTGTGTAACCGATGTACACTTTGCCGTTGACTCGATTGATGTGCTTGTAGACGATGAACATGTGGTGTTAGTTCATCTTAACCTGCACGGGCAGGCTGTTCACGTTACTGTTGGTTGAGCGCGTTGGTCACGATGAAGTCAATGCTAACATACTCGATGCTCTTCGTCGGGATGACAAACACTTTTCCACGAATTGTGTTATTTTCTACATCGAGCTGAGACGTGGTGCTGCTGTCGATGACGACCTTGAAGCGCTCGAGACCTGCCTGTGCCTGGATCCTTTGAAGGACCGGAGTGACGGCGGCCGAGAAAGCCGCCAACGTAGCGTCGCGGTTGGGCTCAAATATGACAGTGTTGGAGATGTCCCTGACCTGCCGCCTGATCTCAATCAGCAGGCGACGAACGTTGACGCGGTCGAGGGCCGATGCCGCCTGTTGCAAAGTCTTCTGACCCCATACGACCACTCCACCCTTCGGGTTGGTACCCCCCGTCGCGTTGCCCGGGAAGGCAACGATCGGATTGACGTTGACATCGTACAGAACGTCCATGTTGGTCTTCGACAGCTTGACACGGGCCTCAAGCGTCGTCTGCAGCGCTCCGCGAGTGAAACCCGCCGGAGCGAACCACGGGTGACCCACTGCATCGTTGAGGGCCAGTGCTCCCAGGACGGCGACCGACGGCGGCACGTACAGGTTGGTGCCGGTGTTGGGATCGGGCATCACCACGTCGGGGAAGTAGGCGGCACCGAAGCTGCTGTTGACGGCACGGGAGGCGAAGTTGGCCGCCGTCAGCGTCACCGACGGTTGCTGGCTGTCCGACGTCACTGCCTGATTGCTGACATCGTACTGTTCAATGTCCATGATGAACAGGGCGTCAAAGCGCTGCTCAACCGTCGCGATCGCATTGTCGGTGACGACGGGGTGCCTGATGCCCGGGACGGCCAACAGCTCGATGTCGACGCCGGCGACGTCGCCCATCACCTGCAAAGCCTTGGCGTAGGCCGACACTGTCGGGCCCACGTTGAAGCCGCGGTTGGTCGCATTCATGTCGGCCTCGACGGCGGCGTTAGAGAGTGTCGCCTCGTCGTTGTCAAAGATGTTGACGCCGCTGAAACCACCCTGCATGAAGAACGACCACTTCAAGAAGCGGCGGTTGGCCTGAATGAAGTCCGTCGTCAGCAAGGCCCGCGTTGCCGCGACGTTGTTGGTAACAATGTTGCCATTGCGGACGTAGGTTGCATTGACCCACTGGTTGGGATCGGCGGTGCCCGCCGAGTTGGTGACGACCTGCACGTTCATCAGGGTGAACATGTTGAGATTGAACTTGTCGGCGTCGACGACGGCGCCGGCGCTGGTGACTGCACCCGGGTTATCACCCACCCGGAAGTTCTGAATGTCCGTCCTCATCTCGGGGAAGAACTTGGCGAACGACTTCAATGAATTGTTGGGCTGCGACGTCGCATTGGGCGTGGCGACGGCGGGCACGTGTTCAAACTGCACGCCCCAGTACAACAGCGGCTGCACCTGCAACTTGGCGCCCGACCCCTGCGTCAAGTTCTGTCGCATCGGCACCGGCGGCTCGACCGTCGACGCAAAGGCAACGGTCGAGCTGATCAACAGTTCATTGTTGCTACCCGACACGATGCGATTGGTCGGCGCGGCCAGGGTGCCTGACCCCGCAGTGATGAGGTGGCGGGCGCCACGGATGCCGACGGGCAGCGCCGTCGGATCGACTTCACCGGCGTCGACGTTGGCATCCATCTCAATGCGGACGTAGTTGGACGCGTTCGGATAGTTGCCATTGATGACGAGCTTCTGTGCGGTGGGCCCACGATCGAAGTCAAAGTAGGCATTCATGTCACCGATGACCTGCGCAATGTAGCGTGAGTCAGACGGATTGAGCGACAGGCCACGCCACTGTTCAATGTAGGTGGGTGCCAGGTCATTGTCGCCCCACTGGCGTAGGACGAGGTCAAAGCTACCGTACAGGTTGGTGGGATCCGACGAATAAGCCAGATTTTCGATCGACAGCTTGTAGAGAGTAGAGGCGTAGTGGCCGTCGTCGAGGGCATGGACGCGGAACAGGTTGTGAGGCTGGCCGCCGAAGGGCTGGCTGACGACCCACGAGCTGCG